GCGCGTTGCTCTACCCCTGTCCCCAGGTGTTAATGCCTGCACAGTACAAACCCGTACGAGGCCATGGTCGTATTTAATTGTGGGCGTTCAGTCTTTGCGTATGCCTTGGAGTATGGCGATGCCGATTGACAATAGCAGGGCATACCAGGCTATGACTATCAACGGACACGCCCAATCTTGGAGCGCCGCATTGCAGCTACATTGTCAGCACCAAAGGCAAACAGGCAGGTGTGAATGAATATGCCGCCCTGGTCAAACTTTAGGTTTGGTGGCATAGCCATTACAGCGTCAGCTTCTTCCCATAAACGGGCAAACCATTTAGTTTTACCCATAGGCACTAAACAGATGCCATGGTGATGTTCAATGAATTTGTAAGCCCAGTCGTTTGTTTTACTGAATGGTGGGTTCATCCAAACATTGCCAAACCAAGGGCTTGCAAGGCCGTCAGTTTCTTGAGTGTAGAAATCTCGAGCGCTGTTATGCGGTGGGCCTTCTGGTGGGCAAGCCACGTCAAGGTCAAACATTACGCCTAAAGCTTCAAACACCCATTTTGGTGTCCAATAGTCATCGCTGGTTCGTTCCTCTTGTGGCATAGGAAACAGGGCTTCCTGGTTCAGCATGAGGCCAGCCTTTGTGCAATAAAATCTAAATCGCTGGGCCGCCATAAATAACATTCGGCATGGCGTTCCAATGAACTACGCCAATAGTCCTGGGCCACAGTTGTTTTGCCTTTTTCCGTTTTGAGCTCGGCAAAAATGACACCTTTGTCTTGATGGGCCATAACGAGGTCAGGAAACCCAACGCTTCCCATTGTCATATACCTGCCTGTGCGGGTCATAGAAGGCTGGCTGTGGTGAACTACCCAGCCGTGAAGGTAAGCCAATGCTTTTACCTGTTGCATAAATGACGCCTCACTTATGGGCAGCATTAAAATGGCTCTTCTGGCGTGTCGTATGTTGGAGCGGGCTGTTCGCCGTTTTTGAGGCTGTCAATGTATGCCGATGCTTCTCTTTTGCTAAAGCTTTGAAGGTTATGGGGTGGAACTTTGCCCATTGATTTGCAAACGGCACGAATCATGTTCTGTTGCTTTTCGCTGGCAAGGTTGCTGTTTTCAGTGACTGTGGTGTCACCTTGCATCCTTTGAACTTTGCCCATTTCTTCACGGCTTGGGCGTTTTGTGTAATCGGAACCACTTAGGCCCGCGTTGCTCAATGCCCTTCCCAAAGCGCTAGTTTCACAGTTCTCAACGTGGGAAGTTTTATTTACATTTCCCTGGTTGCGTATTTCTTCAGCCCAGCCAGTAGCAATAATTTCGCCATCTATCCACAGTTCACATTTGAACACGGCAACGTCAGAAAGGTAGTGCACCAAGTCTGTTATGACGCGCGCGTCAGGGTGTGCCTTCAGGAAGCGGTCTAGACGGCTGGCTACTGGTTCGTAATCGTCAAGGTTAAAGGCCACGGTAATGCTCTGTTTCTAAACGGCTAATTTCTGCGCGCACATACTCAAGGTGCATAAGCAACTTAGACACCTGTTTTTTAAGGTCTCTAATCTCAACGTCTTTTTCGTGCAGCAGGTCTGCCATGTCATCGTTGTGCGTGTACTCACTCACCGATGACATCCCAATGTTCAGGCTCTACCATTTTGACAGTGCTTACATAGTTAATGCCTTTTGAAGGGCCGCTGTCGTTCATTGACGGATGCCATTCGTGCCGTATTGTTTCAGCAATGTTGGGCAAAGCATGAAGCGCGCCCACAGCTTCTAACACCAGGCTAGATTCTTTAAATCGCAACTCAAGCGCCAGGTTGTGGCTTAGGTTAGTTAGTTTGGCAATTAGTTCGCCTGTTGATGTTTCCATTTGTTTTTCCTTTGTTATTTTCCTGAAGTTGCGCGCCAGTGACCTAGGCCACCATTGTTGTATAAGTAGCCAGCCACTTTTACATTGCATTGCACATTGAGCAGGGCTTTCACTACATCCTGTTTCTTACAGACTGCCCGTGTCACAGTAGCCCAAGAGCCCTGAATTTGTAGAAGGCCAACATCGGGGCGGCCTGTTGATTTGCGAACAACTGACAGGCTTGCAGGGTTGCAGCGTGACTCTCTGTATGCAATGCGGGACATGACGGGCACGACTTTGGCAGGGAAATGCTGGGCAAGCAGTGGTTCCCATTTGGGGCATGAGTTAGCAGCTGCACTTGCTGGCGCTGGGGCAAATAAGGCGGTGGTAAGCATAAAAGCCATAACGAGTTTCAGCACTTTTCCAATTCTGTTGGCGGCCCCCATGAATGCCAGGACTGTGCACGTTTGCACACCTGGGTATATTCAATCAGGCCTGTGGATAAATCTGTGAAGATTTGAACCATGGTTAGTTTGTCCTTAGACCTTAGGACTGTATAGCCCCAGTGTTGTGGTTTTTCTGTCATGGCCTATTAGCCATCATTTTCAGCCATAGCCAGCAAGAAACCCAGCCCATTACAAAACTGTAAATAAATTGGGTGTCGGTCATTTGTCGTACCATTCGCTAGTCATTAGTTCCTCCACTTGGTCAGGCATAAGCACAAAACCCCTAGATGGGTTGTCTGAATTGGCTGCAAAGTCCCGCTTTTGTAGCAAGTCGCGGTTCAGTTTCAAATAGCGTTTAAGACGTGGAACGGACACCAAGGTGAAGGCCCCAGGTGCAAAGCGGTAGGCCCACCATTGGGCTGTTGTCACATTGATGCCAGAGTCTTGCCATTCGCGCCCTGTGGGCTTCTGCTGGGTTTCTACTGCCATTCTGCCATTGCGGTAGCGGTCTGCTTTTACTTCAATTTGAGCGCCTTGTACGGCGTCAAAAAATTCCACAAGTTCAGCTTCGCCTGCCCTGCCATAGGCAAGGTCTACCGTAAAGTCATAGGCGGGCAAATACCCATTGGTTAGTTTTGTCATGTTTCCTGACTTCCTGCCATTTGAGTGGCATTTGGTACTTTACACAATTTGAGAAGTCAGTGGTGGATTCCCCAATGGAAACAAAGAAACCCACCACCTAGCCCCAGCCACGCTCAAACGAGCTGGGAGTCCTTATGGCTTTGGAACACTACGCCAAACAGCCTCATAGTCGCCAGCGGTCATGTCTGCATATTTCGGGGCAAGTTCCACATGAATCCAGGTGCCTTTTTGGGAGCCGCCGTTGTCGTCTGCTGTCCAGTCTTTCCAGCCCCTGCCGATACGCCATCCACGGCCCCACTTTTCACAGCCTTTTTTAGTAATTCCTGAGTAATCATGAACCTCCTCTAAGCCGAGGGCGGCAGCGTATTGCACAAACCACAGAATGGCTTGCTTGCCAGCTGCTTTATCTGTCCCGTATGACGTGTCAAGCGCTCGAGCAGTGCTGTGCACAGACATAGCGCCTGGCTTGCCTTTAATGTCGCGTACTACCCAAGTACCTAAGTTTGCAAAACCCCAGCGTTTGTTGCATAGAACTACAAAGCGTTCAGTGCCTGGGCGTTTTGCTGTTGCTACGCCGTCACTGGTTCCTGTGTATTTGCTCATGCTTCTGGGTCTTTCGGTTTATCTTTGAGCCCGTTACCAGCTAGGAGGCCAATGAGCCCGCCTGAAAGTGTGAGGAGCATGCTTGACAGCACAGAAATTTGGGCCGCGTCAAGTTCCGCCATTTTTTCAGGCTGGGTTACAAAGAGCAATCCGTACAAAATTGTGAACACTGAACCCACAAAAGACAGGGTTAAGCCAATAGCCACAATCATTACAATGCGGGCCTTTATTTCTTCATTGCTGTGTCTGTTGTCTGGTTTCATCGGCATTTTGCTCCTGTTGCATATCGGGGTGCTGTGGTTGTTTCGCTGGTGCTTGTTTCGGTTACAGCGGTTAGTGCTTTGTTTTTTGTCGGTGGGCAGTTAAGGCGTTCACGGTCTGCACAAGCGGTAAGCGACCCCAAAAAAACCAATAAAATAAGGCCTTTTTTCATCGGAGACCGTAAATGTAAACTTCGCCTGTAATGGTTCCGCTGCTCGGCGCAAGTCGGAATCCGTCAAACGATGTTGCTTGTGCATTGTTGCCGTAAATGCTGAACACAGAAACGTTCTGGTAGTTGGTGTCTGTGCGTTGGTGTTGAATTTGTAAACCTGATTGTGTTGCTACTTGTGGGCTAAATAAGTCCACAGTAAAAGTCATAAAAAAAGCACCGTTTGAGTTTGACGTTATGACATGGTTTGCGTTGTTTTGAGTACGCGCCGCATTAACGGTTGTCCCGACAACCTCAAGCAGTTGGTAGTTGTAATCGTTGCCTGTGGTTACTGTCCCGCCTGTTGCGAAGCGGAAGAAACAATCTGACGCGCTAGTGCTTAGACGACCAACCAGTCGATAGTTGGTATAGGCACTGGTGAAGCACCCGTTAATCAGTACAGATGACTGCGCCGAGAAACTAACCTTGTTTGCCGCAATGGTGCCACCTGTGGATGAGGTTGGGGTCATGGGGATAAGCCCTGAGTTCGCCTGCAAAGTGGTCATTTGCGCTGCCGTGAGGATTTGGCCCGATGTAAAGGTCTGGTCTGCCATGTTTTTTGTTCCTTTCTAGAAACTTAAAAGGTTTGTTGTTGTAAGGGTTCCAAAAATTGAATCATCTAAAGTAAAATACTGATTGCCATCTGTGCTTTCAAACGTAAAAGCAACAACATGGGAACCAGGCGTAATGTTATGGGACACGCCAGAAACAATCAACGTTTGCGTTTCGGTGCTTGGTGTTCCAATTACAAAGTTTTTAACTACTGTGCAAATGCTAGTTAGGTCAAGTCCCAGCACAATGTTTTGGTTTGCAGATGACAGTGCAGCCATTTGAGTAGAAAGTCCTGTGAACCTAAGCACTGGGTTTTGGTATTTGCCCAGCAAGTAATTCCCTAGGCCAGCTACTTCTGTGGTGGTGCTGTTCAGCAGGTCAAGCAGCTGGTAAGTCTGTGATTGGTACAAAGCAATGCTGGTGGCGTTGGTCGTGTTTTGCACGCTTCCCGCGGGTGACTGGGTTGAAATGTTGTTATAGAGGAGCTCGTCACCGTACTGGTTCATGAGGGTTTGGTATGGCAAACCTGTGCCATTGGTGTTAAATGTGGCCCCTGCTACTGGGTTTAGAACGCTCGAGCGGCCTTTAAAGGTCAGGGTGCCACTTGCAGACATAAACT